GGATTCTCCTCTTTAAAATCTTGAAAACCAAAAAATGCTTCTTTATGTGCATTATAAGTAACTAATGAAACTTTATTATTTTTATCAATATAATTTACTATACATACAAGGGTACTTTTATAAGGAAGATATTTGCTGGCTTTTTGCCATTGCATTTCTAGCTCTTTTTCAATCTGATGCAAGTATGTAGAACTAGAATCAATTGAAGGCAATACAAAATAATGAGTTGCCTCAAAAGGAACACTGAATCCATATGTATCAAAATCTAGAGCAAAACATTGCTTATCCACATTATATTTAGCGAGATACACTTGTCCAGAATCCCTTACATTAATTACGCCCATATAACCACTACTATAAATTGATTTTAAATTCTCAACTTCAATCCATTTCACTTCAATTCCTTAACACAATGCTGGTTTAGAAATAATATCATCACATGGCTTCTCTATTGCTAGCCACCACATATGTTCAGCATACTTAAAATCACTTAACTTCCGCTCTTCATCATTCCCCTCAATAAGATAATATTTCTGTTTGCCAGCCTTGCGGCAGCCATCACTATGAATATTATGATAGATAATAAACATAGTATTTTTAGGCGGTAATTTATCTGAAAATCTAATCCATTCCATTATTGTCTTTCGGTAATTCTGGAACCAATGGCGAACTCTCAATAGCATCAAGAACAACAGTAACTATTCCAGGACGATCATTCTCATCTTTTCTGATTGAAGCACGCCACAACTCTTGTTCTTTCCAAACGCCAGAATAGTACGGCAAAACAAATCTTGCAATGGTTCCATTCAATCTATTCTCGAGTGCGCCGACTTCCCGGCGATCCCCTAAAATAGATAATGCAGTAGTATATGATTCTCTTAATTGTGGACAATCATCGATCCATTTCTTAAAAGTAGTCTCAGATATACCCTTCATAGTATAAAATTGTGATATCGTATAAGCTCTTTCATTCTCTCGAACCCAAGTACATAATTCAATGGCAAGTCGTAGCTTTGTTGCATTATTTGCCGGATGCATCTGAAAAGAAATAGTAGAAAGATAATCTTCCCACTCATGATCATCGCTTATAGATGTAGGAATAGAAATTTTAGTAGTATTAGTAGTTTTTTTCTTTGACATGATTGGCATCCAAAAACGAAATAAGCTCTTCTAAATCTTCTATTTTGAAACAGCGGTAACCATTCATGGGCTCATGACTGACGCGAACCCACCCCTTTTTATGGTATTTCTTTAATTGGTATATTGATATTCCAAGAAATTGTGCCGCAGCCTTTGTCCCGAGATAAATATTCTTCTCTTTAAACTCTTGAAAATCCTGTGGTGTCATATCTGGTGGCAATATTCTAACATCCATTGACTACTCTCCTCGTACAACAAACTCTTTTTTCATTACTAACTGAAATCCCTTTAATTCTGTAACAATAATATCAGTACGCGGATTATTATCGTAAATCTTATATGAATAAAAAGATGAAACTATACAATCATTTGCATAAATAATTCCAGTTGCAACATCTTCTGCGAACTTCTCTAGATTTGTAAGATCTGGTGTAAAAATATGATAGGTATTATTAAGTTTTACTTTTCTAGAAATACTTATATTAGGCATAGGCATATAAAAAACCATGTCTATATGTAATGGTCCTGTAAAAAGGGGTTCATTATTATGTTGTTCTTGTAATGCTAAGCTGAAAGTAAATTTTAATTGTTTTTGGCAATCCCAAACGCGTCCTGTGGTAAATCTCGGTCGTGCTAATGCTAAGGGATCGCCGTGAACAGTATATATTTTGGTGCGGGGATATGACTCAAGGATTGATTTAGACGAATGTTTATATGATTCCTCAATATGTTGATCCATGCTACTCTCTTTCGTTCACCAGGATCGATAATTGGTTGTGTTTACTAATAACACTAAAAAAGAAATAAGGCAACTAAGAATCGCATACTACTGCATTATCTATAATTAAGAGAAAGTATCGAAATCAATGTGCATACCGATTTCATCAATATCAATATCAACATCAGCAATAGTATCAGTTTCTATCGGAGTATTTTTTAATTTTTCTACCAATTCAACTAATTCAACTTTTTTATCCGCCAACTCTTTAATCATGACAGGCTGAGTTCTTGCTGCTGAGCGGTATAATACATCATCACTTGGCATAGGAAACTTAAATTCTTCTTCGATCTGCTTTTTGGCCTCTTCTAGTTTGTGCCATAAAAAGGGGTTCTTTAGATATTTTTCTATATGCTTGATCTGTTCTTCGAGGCCGTTAATTGATTTAATATACAAAGCATGTTCTTCTGGTGATATTTCTGAGCCAGAAGGATTTGATGTTTGATTCTGTTTCTTATTGCTATGAGTTTTTATATATGTTTTTAATGGGGGGGTTAATGATCTGTTACCCTTTTTGTGGTTTATTTTTAAGGGCTTGGGAATGTGCTTTTCATTTGCATCAATATCCATAATCTTACAAATTTGATAAAACAATGGCCAGTCTGCTGAAAGATGATTATCAGTACAAAACTTTTTAGCAATTCCCAAAAACCATCCTGTCCTATCATGGATTTGTTTCGTATAAACTATTTCTCCAGAAATTATATCTTGCGCTTCTTTGTAAGCAAATTCTAATGCCTTATCAGGATAAATTGCTACTTTTAACTGATCTTTTAAATCCAATTCAAGTAATTTTGCCACAGATTCAACAATCGGCGTAATTAATTGTGATTGAACACTAACACCACAAACAATATCTTTCAAACGAGGATCTTTCATCTCATCCGCTTTAAATATCCATTTCCTCTGAGTATCAGTAAGCATGTTCCCCTTAAATTGTGATGATAGCTCTTTAATTAAATTATTACCCTTATGGTTCTGATAATTCTGATAATTATGCGCAACAGGTTCTATCTTACTTAGATTAAGTGACTTTACTTGTTTAACTAAAGGGGTAAGGGTTTGTAAGAAGGGTATATAATTAATATAACTATTTAACTGTATGACATTTTCTTTGATTGGCTCTGGAATATAGAATTTAATACTTCCATCATGGCGCTTGATAATACCATGGGTTGTATAGAGAGTTTGTTGTTCTTTGGTTTGGGAATTCAACCATAAAGTCTGTGATATATGGCGCGGGATATTATTGTAATATCTATTGGGTGCGTATGTATTATCCTGTTCTTTAGAAATGATACCGTCGCGTTGGAACTTTGCGGTTGCTCGTTGTATGGTGCGGATACTACAATTGGCAAGAGTTGCTATGTAGCCATTACGTATCTTGGTGCCATTTTTTCTGATCTTAACAATAATATCTAAGATCTTTTTCTCTGTTTTAGATAACGCTACTCGATAAGAACCCGGACATTTTATGAATTTCGGCGCAAGTGGAATTAAACTTTTAAGATTTACTTGATTTTCCGAGGGATTGCGCTTACACTTATTCATGCAAAAGTACCATTTTGTTAGCTTGTCCAATAACGAACAGTCCCTGGGAAGAGAAGAAAAGTCGTTACTGGTAAGCGTTTAAATTTCAAGGCCCCTGTTCTACCCTGTGTAGAGTGGGGGTTTTGTTTTTCAAAATATAATATTAATTTTATACCGTAGAAATTGTTCCATGTAAAGATAATTCAATACATGTCTATTATCTGTGTTGTGGATTAAAGTGTGGCTTTATACCTAATTTAAGCAATGAGTCATATATTTGAGTTAATCCCTTTATACCTAACCCCCGTAGACTAAATAATAATTCTCTATTAGTATTCAATAAATCACCAATGGTGTTTACATTATTTGTTTTTAAACAGTTAATTGCTTGCCTATTAACTTGTTTTAGATCTTCAATCAATCTACTTGAATAGTCTAATCCAACTACTTCTTCATTAATAACAAAACTACAATTCGTACATTTATAAGATTTTTCTGTCATTACACTTCCAATTAATTGTATCTGATGAAACAGTAAATAAAGCCCGCAATAAAAGATATCGCTATCATTAATGCCATAACAATATAATCACAGATCATACTAATCCCCTTTTATTAATATAGTTTTTAATCTTAAATAATGGCTTAAATGCTACATCCTTCTCTTTCTTTAAAAAATCTGTCAAAGTACTTGTCGCAATACCAATAACGCGGGATAATTCACGAAATGTCATTGGCTCATTTGTTAGTAATTTTGTTAATTGATAGCGTATTTCTTGTTGATTTCTTATTAATTCTTTAAATGATTGCATTACCTATCCTTTCATATTTATTTGATGTAATTATATAAATCATACCATTTATAATGTTATTTATCAATATATTATTAAAGTTAATGTTGATTTATATTTTGTCCATGTTATACTATTATAAGTATTAAACCACACTAAAGGATGAACATGAATAACCTATGCACCATAATAGAAGAACATTGCCACGATTTTAATGGACTATGTATGCCCATGTGCTCATGCATCATTGATGGTCTTGATGGCCATGCACAATATAAAGGCAATAAATGTGAAGATCATTATAGCGAGCATGATTGTGGGTGTTTTGATGCTGAGTGAGTTGAGTGAGTGTACTTATTGCGGTAAAGAAAGCGTCTATTCATGGAAAGATATCTGTTATATCTGTTTTATGGATTTTTATGAAAGTAATTACAATGGATAAAATAAAATTAACCTTGGGTCCCCTGGAAGATTCTAGAGATAAAAAGAATTGGGGCAATGGACCTTGGCAGAATGAACCAGATAGAGAAGAATTTGAATATAGGAACTATAGATGCTCAATAAAGCGGCATCCTTTGGGTCATTTGTGTGGTTATGTAACTATTGGCGCTGAAGAAGTAAAGTTACTAGATGAAGATGATAGAGAGGATTTCCAGGTGCACGGTGGAATAACCTACAATAAAGAAAATAAAGAAGATGGAACAGTAACTATTGGTTTCGATTGTGCTCACTCTAGCGATATACTACCTAGTATAAATTCATGTAACCGAAACTTGGATATCATTTGTTATCACTTTCCAGATTTATATTATTTATTAAAAATAAAAGAAGCCTTCTTATTAGAATTTAAACCAACTTATAAAAATATTGAATTTGTTAGAAACGAATTACATAAATTAGTGGATCAGATTATAGAAGAAACTTGTAAGGATAATAATAGTCTTCTGTCGTAGAGTCGATGAAGCACCTAAAAAGAGAGATCTATGGAAACAAATCAATTACTTCAAGAAATACTTCAGACAGTAAATCAGCTGAAGCATATCCCATCCAGTTCAAAATATGAGTCCGATGATATCAAAGATTTAGCAGCGGCTTTTGCCAAAGCGCAAGGTGAATATGAAATTGTTGGCTACAATCGTGACAACCCCTACTTTAAATCCCGTTACGCTGATCTTGATGCTATTATACAATCCACCCGAAAAGCTCTCACAAAACATGGTTTGGCTTTCACGCAACAATTACGCAGCACAGATGAAGGAGCAATGTCATTACATTCTCGCTTAATGCATGCTAGTGGCCAATGGATTGAATCCCGTGTGAGAATTATACCCATAAAAAATGATCCGCAAACATTTGGTTCTTTGATGACCTATTATAGACGTTATACCGCCGGAGCATTGTTGGGAGTTACCATAGATTCAGATATGGATGATGATGATGGTGAAAAAACAATGACTGATGTACGCCATATAGCAGCTAAGGGAACATCTTTAAATACTAAATATAATCCAAAAGAAAATTCCATTGATACTATAACTAAAGAGCAAATTGAGCAATTGGAATATGAACTTGGAGAATATCCAGATATCGGAGAACAAGTTCTTAATGGATTGCGGATACAATCTCTTGCAGATATGCCTAAGAGCAAGTTCCAGGTATCTATAAATCGCATCCGTAGTATTAAAAATGCTCGAGAAGGTATACAATAAAAGAGATAAGACTCTAAAAAACTACTGGGTCTATCCTCCTAGTAGGATATATTGCCCTGTGATCCCTTGACTGGTACATCACAGGGTTTTTTCCCTAAAAATATATGGAACGGTATACAATAAGGAGATATACATCGATGGCTAAAATAACTGACTATTTTAAAATACAAGATGCTGCGAAATTTATTGGCGTTACGGAAAATACGTTATTAAGTACGTCAGAAAGAGATGGATCTTATAAAAAGTAGGCTGAAAATTGCTGAAAGCATTTATAACGAGAAATACTTAAATCAGAAGTGAAATTATGAAAAATAAAGATTTTGAAACAAGTTCCGGCAATATTTTTGCAGATCTTGGCATGCCAAACCCCGAAGAGCGACTAGCGAAGGTAAAGCTTGCTATGCAGATTAATCTTATTATTGAGGAGCGCGGGCTTAATCAAAAAGATGCTGCGAAACTTCTAGGTATTGATCAGCCAAAAATCTCTGCCCTTTACACTGGACAACTAGCAGCTTTCTCCATTCAAAGGCTTTTCCGATTTTTGCATACCCTTGGACAGGATATTGCTATCAACATTACTCCCAGAATTGCCGCAGATAGAGCACCACATATTAACGTAAATGCTCCAGAAATAAATAGTAAGTCTATTGGTGCACCAGCTCATTCTCCGATGTCTGCCAGCAAGAATAAATAAATGGAATAGGCCAATAAAACGGCACATAGTGGCTCCAACTAATTTCTGACAACAGTGTTGTCAGTTTTTCATTACGGAATTGGGAAAAAGATAAAAAGATTAAGGTATATCGTAACCAGATAAACAAATACCGTCTTTATAAAAAAGAAGATCTTGAACAATTGCTTAATAACATAAAGCCTATCTAAAAAAACCTGCAAGAAAGGATGAATAACTTGCAGGTTGAAATAATACATGTTATTAAAGCACCTAAATCCAGCACTAAATTATAAAATATCTTACTTTAATAACCAAAATATCTTACAATATTTATCAATAAAAGATAACTAAAACATTTTATTATCCCATTTATAAAGTTCTTCTTCTAATAATGAAACTTTCTTACTGAGTTTGTCGATGATCTTTTGTTGCTTCTGTAATTCATTAAGTAATAATACGGGCAGATCTTGGTATTTAACCGCTTGTGGTCGGCCATCTTGTCCATAAAGAACCAAGGAAGGCATTATTTGTTGTACTTGCTCCGCAATAAGACCATATTGTAATGTTTTTAATTCATCCTTTTTATAGGTAAATGCTACAGGTCGCAAATCATAAATATGATCACTTGAAATTCCCATATCTTCTATATTTTCTTTATATCTTTCTGAAGATACGACTGTGCCCAATTGTCCATTGGTGTCACATAAAACTGCAGTTCCAGTAACAGTAACACCATGTATTCCTGTTATAAAAACATTATCAGTTGAAGTATTACCTATTCTAGTCACATTAGATTCACCAGTAGTACCAGCAACACTTGCACCAATAATAATATTATTAAATTCAGCACCTGTATATGAACTACCAGAACTATAACCTAGAATTGTACAATCTGATGATGTTACCGCATTTGCAAAAGATCGGGATCCAACGACCGTATTCTGAACTCCAGAAGTTAATTGCTGAATTGCAGAATAACCTACCGCTGTATTGTCGCCAGAACCACCACTAAGTGTTGCTAAAGCATATCTGCCAAATGCTGAATTTTCACTAGATGTTGTAATCGATCCCAAACTATTAAAGCCAAAACCACTATTAAAAGATCCTGTAGGACTAGCCCCTAAATTACCAGAAAACCCTCCTACAAAAGTATTTTGAGTGCCCTGAGTAAATGTAAGCGTCATAGTCGTGCCTGACCCAGTGAATCCGCCGCTGCTTTCAGTTGCTTCTATGGTTACCGTTGATCCCGTTACTGATGCAGTATTCCCATCTATAGTAACAATACCTGAACCACCAGAACCACCAACTGTACCTAAAAGGCCTGTAGAGTCAATAAAAACAGCCGCATTTGTTGCTCCAACAGTTGAGCCATAAATACCTGCTATAGTTGCACTAGATAGTTGTTGGGTTCCAGTGCCCGTACCATTACCTATAACGAGAGCATTTGACTGTCCAATAGTTCCTGGTGATCCAAAAATAATATTATTGCTCTCACTGGTTGTATAATTAATTCCTGCCTGATAACCAGCTAATAAGTTATAACTACCTGATAATGATGCTGATCCATTACCAAGGGTCTCAAATCCTAAGACAGTATTAAAGCTGCCTCCATTTAACAAAGCGCAACTATTACACCCTATTGCGGTATTGCCGACATCTGCAGTACTAGAAGCCAAGGCTGCGTATCCAAAAGCAACTGAGTCATGCCCTGTAGTTAATGAAATAAAGCAAGAAGATCCTACGCCAACATTAGCGTTTGCTGGTGTACTTAATGTAAAGTTTCCAGCTGTATTGCCTATAAAGATATTATTATTATTATAAGCAGAATTAGGATTATAATTATGTATACGCATAGCGCCACTTGGCGAACCAGCGCCAATCGTTATAACTCCTTGAGTCCCGCCTGTATTTGTTAAGGGTAGATTGAGATTTCCAGCTTCTATATCAACATCGCCAGTAACAGCTGTCATGGCAGGAGATCCTGCTGCTATTGGAGTAAGATCACCTAAAGTAATAGCATTATTTAAATTAATAGTAACCGTAGAACCAGCCCCTGATGTATTAATATCATGGCCACCATGAATAGTTAATGCTCCACCTGATGGAATTGCTGTGTTAGAATCAGTTGGAAATGAAGCAGCAACTGCACCTGTTGTATTAATAGTAAGAGTATTAGTTCCAGGATCACCCACTACTGTTGTAGTAGTACCATTGCCAACAACATCAATATTGCCCGCACCATTTGGTGGAACAGCTCCTTCTGTATTGCCTGTAAGTGTCTTAACAGTTCCTGAGCCTGGTCCTGAACCTGATATAAAACTTCCCGCCTGCGACATACTATCTCCTAAATAATGTCATATCCATAAAATGATGCTAGATATACTGCGCCAAGCGTTGGAGAGCCCATCACATAAATAGTAGTACCTTCTCCAATAAAGAATCCTTCACCACGTGATGTTTTATTTGCAGTTATATCAAGTAATATAAAGCTACCCGATGGCACCACAAAGTGATTAGTTACACCATTAAATGAAAAGGTTAATAAGACATCTGTAGTATTTGTTATGTGTATAATTCTAATAGGGTGTGAAAATGCACCCATCGGAGCATATGTTCCCGATATTGAATCAAATTCCAAAGTACGCAATGGTTCGGGCAATATTTTAATACCTAACGACATACTACTCCTATTGCATTGGCTGATAATAACCAACTACATATATATTGCCTGTTCCTGCTGTACCCTTAGCATATATTCGTGTTCCCTGGGCTAAATTTGCCAAGTAATTATTTGGAGCAGAATTGCTTTGTAATGGTAAAAACAAAGTGCTATCAGAAACTATATAATCACCATCATTTACACCGTCATAACTTATTGTTATATCTTCAGTTGAAGTATTTATAACTTTTACAAAAAAACAAGCAGCGGTAAGTCCTAATGGATTCAATGGTAAATAGTCAGCAGTTATTCCCGATGAAGCAAATGCTATCATCGGTATAGCAGCTACTGTATTCTTATAAGCCATTACTCACCCGAATCAGTTGTAACTGGCGCAGTAGTATCTTGAGGTACTACTTGTGATTCAGATGTAGCATCTTGCACTTGTTCTAGTGATTGCTTTTGCATCTCCTTAAGACCTAAAGAAAATTCTTCTAGCGCTACATAGATCTCATCCCATGGACATCCTTGTTGCAGCGACAAAACATAAGGTTTATCATTTTTATTAATTTCTAAATTAATAGTTGCTCTAATATTCATTATTACCCTTTAATTTAGTGACCAAGAAGTAACCAATACATTTCCATTAAGAGCTGCTGCACCATTATTTAATAGTGTAATAGTTGCAGATCCAGCATTTTGTTGAATCCTTTGCACTGTCATTTCAGCTGAATTTGTTCCGCCATTAGTTATTGTCATTAATAAAGCATTTGTCGCCGTTATTGATGAGTTTGTTAATGTTAAAACTAATGTACCAGCTGCTGCTGTTGTTTGCCCTGTATAGGTAGCTTGAACAACACGACCATTAGCTACTGCTGTGGTAGTAGCACTTGTTGCTGTGACAGGAGTAACGGCTACATTACCTGCTGCACTAAGTGATAACCCACCCGTACCTGCTTGTATGGTTGTTGTTGATGTGGTATTAGTACTGCCAATAGTTACTGTTTTAGCAGCAGCTCCTGTACCAATAGCTACAGTTTGTGTAGTAGCATCGGCACCCATTGAAACATTACCATCTGTTTGTGTTAATGATCCAATAAATGTAGATGGTCCAGTTACCGTAAGAGCTGTGAAAGCTCCAGAAGTAGCTGTTAAATTAATCCAATTAGCCGCATTATTGACTACTGATTGTTCAATAAAAACAGAACTTGGAGAAGTTGGAGCAGCTGCTGTAGTTATCCATAATTGACCAATTTGTGCCATATCAGCAGTTGTTGGTGCACGATTTGCTACTATTGGATTTGGATACATTTCATTCAATGGACCTTGCCCCAGAGTATATGCAACATTGCGACGTGTATTTACAGACATATTTTTTCCTTTTGTGCTTCATTACTAAATCTCATATATACCATTACAGTCGAACAACTATTCGACTACAATAGCGGTGTACACAAAATTGGAGGTGGTATGCAACGCAAAAACAGAAAGCGACTTGCAATGGATGTGCCGGTACATGTTCATAATGAACTCAAGGAGATGGCAAAAAAATATAATAGTACGGTTACTACATACGTCTTAAGATTATTGTTTGATAGGCTACAAAAAGAGAGGAAGTGGGATGAGCCAACAAGATAAAAGTCGCGGAGAGAAAAACCCGAATGCCAAATTAAAAATTGATCAAGTAGTAAATATTAGAAAGCAGATTAATGAGGGAATAAGTGTTTCAGAAATTGCACGAATCCATCAGGTTCACCGAACAACAATTTCATGTATTAAACTTAACAAAACATGGATTGACATTTATTAATAGAAATAAAAGAGTAATTTAGATAATAATTGGACATTTATATAAACATGCTGTATATTACAAGTATATAGTATGTTTATATAACTTAAACTCTTAGGAGCTTTATGGAAAACATTGTATTAAAAGAAGTGCTTGGAACATTAAGTATCATAGTATGCATAATCGCTGCTATGGCAAACTTTGTATATGAATATTACTATTGTAAAAACAACAAATCTACCACCAAAGGATGATATGAAAAGAATTATTTATTTTGCACTACTTTTATCTATGCCAGTAGCAGCAGTTGCTCATCAGTATGATAGTACTCGCGAAGAAAGAGACTGTCATGATAGAGCACGAGATGAATGGCTTGATGGCAATAGCAATACAAGACCAGATTCAAATGATTATATAAATTATAATAGAATGATGGATCAAAACTAAAATATTATTAGGATATAATGAAAAAAATATTATTAAGTTTGTTATTAGCGGTTTGTACAAATGTATTTAGCAAATATAATTGCGAAGTTCTATATATTCAAGATCTAAATGTAGATTTATGGCTTGAATATAATGATTTAAAAAACAATACTCACGCCAATAGATTAGATTGGCCGTTATTGTATAAAAAATTTTCTAATGCAGTATATTTATTTATTAAGAAAAATAATTTAGACGTTGCTTCAATACAAATAATAGGACATCACAATGAAATGTTCTATTTGTATATCAATGAATGCTGCATAATAGATACTAAACAAATTATCGAAGAATTAAATAGATTATATAAAGAAGAACAAGATAAGAAGGGCGAAATAATTATCCCTTCTTATGGAAGTCTATAAGGTAGCACTATGATATTTTTAATACCATTGATGGTAGCTTTTTTTGGAACAGTATTAATGGTACCTGTTTTAATATTAAAATCGCTATTAAATTTTATATTTCCACCTGATTATTTTAATAATTACTATTGCAATTGAGTTGATTTTAATAAATTACTTAAGGTTAAATATTTATGGATATACTATCTTCATTAAACTTTGTAGCAGATTTCGCAATAGTTTATGGTGTAATGAAACTTATCTATGGATCAAGCTATTAATTCCCACCCTTCCTCAGATGATGTTAATTTATCAGCTTCATGATTCAGTTTTCTTATATCCCTTAGCATTGCTTTAGAATCATTTTTAAGTGCGCTTTGAGCAAAATCTTTATAATATTTACGAGCAAGAGGACTTGATGCCATGAGTTGTATTGCACGTGACGCATCGTAGGCACCTTTAGCTCCAGCAGCTATACCTAGTGATTTGGGCAATCCTATCTTAGTGATACCTGTTATGCCTCCCTTTACTATACCAGGAGCTAATAAATATTTAACAAGGGGATTCTTTATGGAATTTTCTAACAATGGATTTTTAGATAAGATGTTTTGAATTAATCCCTTTGTATTAAGGGCACCGTGAAGTTCTTCAGCTGCTTTCCATGGCTCATAGAATTCAGGATTAGTCGTGCCATAGCGTTGTATAGCAGAATTAGCAGTACCTACAAGTCTTTTAATAACATCTTTTGACTTGGAACCTAAATTAGGGTCTAATAAATGCTGATTCCAATCCTGTTTAATTTTTATTATTTGATTAACTAATGCTTCACCCCCTCGTTTACCAGGAATAACCTTAGTGTATGGCTTGCCGGCTTCATTAATAATACTACTAGCTTCTTTTCTTGATGGAATATTCTTACTTACTATATCTTCGAATGATTTAGCCCTGTCTAATAAAAACTTTTTATCAGGCAAATCACCCCTATCAAGTTCAGTAATTATCTTTTCTATACCTAGTTTTTCAGGCTTAACATTTATCTTTGCTGCAGTAGGTATCTTCGCCTTGGATTCTTTATAAAAATTGTCCTTGATCGATCCTAGTTCTTTTCTAGAGCCGAACAGATCTGTATAGAGCAGAGTACCTAATTTAACAGCTGATCCTACAAGTGGTGAATCGGTAAGTGCTTCAGCTCCCCATTTTGCTGTATTGGCCAAAGCAGACTTACCAATAGACTTTAAAGCCCTACCAGCAATGCCCTTAAATGGAATACTCCCTTTAGCAGGAAAGAATAAAGCAGCAGCATCACTCGCTATTTCATCGAAGAACTTTTCGCCTTCTCCTTGAGGCTGGATATAGTCTTTCGGCAGAAACTCTTTCGCTAGAGGTTCGGTTACATTTTCTTTTATATCTTCTGATCCCTGTATTATAGGCACCTTAGCTGGTAGCGGAGAAGGTTTGCCTGTAGCCTTTTCTATTCCAAAATTAGTTAGGCCGAGCGCCGTATTAGCTATATCCCCTGGTAACCCTAAAATAGTTTCTGCGCTTCGAGCTAATGCCCTAGCGCCACCGCGGCCAATAGTTCCCAAAGCTGATTCAGGTTGTTCTTCTTTAAGTAATTCCCACATACAAAACTCCTATATCCATTCCTGTCCATCACTTGTTACTATTTGGCCAGTTGCCTTGTTGCGTAATTTTCTACCAACATAAGCAGATGCATCAGGCAAATCATTAAAGGACTTTTCAGGCTTAGTCTTACCATGTTCTGCTCTTCTAATAACATCAAATGCTTGTTTTTCTATGCGCTCTATTTCTTTTCCTATTCTTTTATCAACTCGACTAGCAATATTGAAGGGTATTTCGCCATTATTTTCTTCTATTATTTTGATGCGTTCTTGATAGGCCAATTCCTGCGCTTGATCTGCGAGCTTATTAAATTCAGATATACCTATAATGGCTTCTGGTGTATTCCATAAAGAAGGAAGCGATCTTTGAAAGGTCTTTTCTAGAAAGTTAGTTATACGGGTTCCTTTACCGAATGCGGATTGTGCATTTTGAGCAAGTCGAGCAACTATTTTATCTCCAAGTTGAGTTTCATAGTTTCTATTAAATTCTCCTAGGCCAACGCTATCCAGCAACTGTCTTGCATTTCCAGCTCTTAAATCACCACCCTTGGCCAATTCTTGCAATAAATCATAATCCCGTATGTTATTTCTTGAAGCAATAGCTCGTTCCTCATAGGGGGCTAGATATTCACGTGCTTCTTTTGAGATAGCTCTTTTATTCTGCTGCCGTTGCAATTCTACATCAGCTAACTGCTTTGCTTCTTGAGGCTTAAAATTACCCTGTGCTATTAAATTAGCAACATTACTTGATGGATTAACCGACTGAGTTGCTTCAGTTGCTTGTTGGGCATTAGTCTGCTGGCTTATATCACCACCTCTTACGGCGGAAGCTAGGGCCTGATTATATAGATTATTAGAAGGTGCAGAGAGTTGCTGCTTAATAATATCTTTCAAAAGGGTATCACTAAGGGGGGATAGGGCTTTAGCCTGCTCTGGATTAAAATTTAAAGCCTGTAAGGCGGATTGGTTGTGTTGCTGCTGTTGCCTTTGCTGTATTTGTTGTAGCTTCATCTGTGCTAGATTTTGCAGTCCAGTTGATAAACCACTACCTAAAGCAGTACCCAAACGTCCTGAAGCGGATTCACCTGGATTTATTACTTGCATATTATGCTCCTAAGTTAAAGTTATTAAACGCACTTGGATTTTGCGGAACAGTTCCCGTATTAAAGTTAGGAGTTACATTCGTTCCAGTAGCACCAGAATTATTACCACCTTGTTGAGAAAGATACATAAAAAGAAGGGGTAATATAGTTCCCAAACTGGATGCTGCCCCTACTCCAAAATTCTCACCAAATCCTGGTTGTCTTTGTTGGTAATTCTGTTCAAGATAAGGCAATAATGTTTGCAATAATTGTAAACCATGTTGGCCGCGCAATGCTCTCAATCCCTGCTCTAATCCTGCACCAGCTTGACCTATAGCGCCCTCAAAACCACCCGATCTTCTATTGCTACCTCCCATTGCGGTAAATCGTTCAGCTAAAGTCGGTATCGTTTGTGTATTGAATTTATGACGTGCATCTTGTTCTATTCCTTGGAAACCTTGCGCACCACCGCCTTGAAGCAATTGCATAAGCTGCGATTGAACTTCTGGTGAGAATCTCTGAACACCATACGGACCTTGCGGGTATTGATTTTGCTGGTTCTGTTGATTCATATTTGAATTGCCATTGGAATCAAACAACCCTCCAAGATAGCCACCAGCTGCTCCGCCTGCCGCCGATGCGAATGGCGCTATAAATGGACCGGCTCCTGGTATTAACGAAGCAGCTGCACTTCCTCCAAGACTTCCTATTGTTGATCCTATTGATTGGCCATATGCCATTGTATCTCCTAGCTAGTTATGTACTCAAGTACGACATAACATATATTATAATTTGAAAAGTCTGCGCCATCTACGGTGATAATAACATCAGTGGCATCCACCAATAAGTTAACCGATTCATCAGGAGAATTACCTCCATTGGGTATAGGTATATATTCCAAATCAGTAGTATCACTTGCAGCACCATATATTCTAGTAAAAGTATATGAACTATTAATAGGAATAAAATGAGGCTGTATAGTTGTAGCAGTTCCAGTAGATCCATTAGGCAAAGCACCCATATTAATCACTTTTCTATATACCTGACGATAGGCAGGAAATGTAGTTGTCGATGAATTAAGTGCTGGATTAGGGAACCATAATTGACTATTAACTAATTCTTGCCGTGGATAATAACCTGTATCTTTTACATTAATCGCAAGAGACATTCTGTTAAGGTTTTGATAAAGACGAACCAATAATTCTCGTAATTGTTCAGGCTTAGATAAATCAACAGAATATAACTCTGATATATCCCATATATTTGATGACGGTACAAATACGCCAGTTTGTAATGGATTTGACATTATTGCAACCTTGCAGTTGTAGGTTGAACAAAAAGCAAAATAGCACCAAGTTGAAAATCTGCCCAAGCAATAGATGAATTGGTAATCTGATTGGGACTATATGATATAAATATCTGTATAGACTCGCCACTTGTTTGAAAATATACAGGGTGCCATAAACGCTCTTGGAATGATTCTAAAGGAATATCGGGATAGGCAAATGTTTCTAAAACACCAGTTCCCATTATTGCTCCAGTTCCCGTGCCAGCTTGTAACATAGATAGGGTCGTATATGATGGATAATAATCTACCGTAACTTGTCCAAGTGCAGTCTTATCAATATAGAAATCTATTTTTGCAAGATAGACATTTCTACCTTTATCAACATAGGGATTCCATTGCTTTGAATAAATACCTAAATTAGAAACTCGTGCTATAGTTCCTCCCCCCAAATAATCTCCAACAATATCTGGAGCAATTATTACAAATGTATCAGCGGTCGGCGCAGGATCACTAACAACTTGATAAATGACTTGAGTAAGAGTTATACCACTAGGATTTTCTATTGCTACATAATCGCCAACCATTAATGTATGATCCACTACCGTTAAAGTAACTTGTCCCGTAGTAGCATCTATTGCCATATTAGTTATCTGTAAACTTGGAGCATTTCTTGAAACATCTGGGCTGACAATAAACAGAAATCCTTCTTGATTTCCTGCTATTATCTGACGGAAGTTTGCCTGAACCGTTCCCTCGTTCCATGCAAAATTAGATTGTTCCCAAGTAGTATTAGATGATGCCCATGTAGTACCTATTTGTTGTTCAAAATACCCAAAAGCTGTAATACAATCATCATTTATTGACCATGTTCCATTACGATAGTTATATACTAATACCTTATCTGGATATACATAGAAACTATCTTCTTCCTGATTCTGAGGATATGACCAATAGACCATTTCAGTAAAGAAATCTCTTATACCCGCCACTCTTTCGGTAGCTGAATTTTCATCTTCTATTTTAAATATTTGATCAGGTATTTTTTCATCTATTCGGATAACATTTGCACCTGAACATGCATGAACCCCTGTATTTCCAACAGTAAGAATTTGTTTATCAAATACTACCGAAGAAAGCATTGCATCAGAGCCAAGTTCAGTATTTATCTTCTGCCAAACAAATGGCTGTAGTTCATTACCTGTATAAGCTAATTCCCATGTACTACGTTCAAAATAAACAATTAACCTATCTTTTATGAATTGTGCGCTGATAATTTGTTCTTCTGTTGCCGCATCTATATAACTACCACCATCGGCAAAGGTGCCCCCTGTAGTTTGATTCGGCTCAAGCCATGCATTTGTTGCTAATGGACTTCCATTGTGAGAAAATCTACATCTTTGTGGAAATGCTGAATTAGTTCCAGAAGTTGTTTCAATTGTATTCAATAGAACCAATCTACCTTTATAGGGCAATATTATTCTACATGTTTGTACAAATGTTCCATCGGTTCTGACTATTATTGAAGGAGAAAAATCAACCCATGTTGATCCATTAAAATACCATATGGGATCATCTGTCCCTGTAGGCGTTCCATTGGGATTGGCAACTTGAAAGTTTGTTACAAAAAGAACAATAATATTTACTGTCAATCCCTGCCAATTGGTTGCCCAAAAGAAATTAAGATTATCTCCATGCCAAATTGGATCACCATTTGCCGATCGCTGCCAAAATCCTCCCGCAAAAATATAGACAAATTGTGTATCAAATGCATACGTTGGATGATTATTTATTGCGCCTGTTTCGTATTGGGTTATTCCCATTACAGGAAGCGCTGGATAAAACCATACCGCTGTAGTTGCTATAGTAGTTTGACCGCCAGTTATTCTGAATTGATAGACATTGGGCCCTGTAGAATTGAGACGTACAGTCCCTATTGCTGGCCCTCCTGGACCTTGATCAGTAGATAAAGTAGCGGCATTTCCAACTACAGAGGGCACTGTCGTGACGGTAAATATAATATTACCAGCAGAAAATGCTGCCCCTGGATTTAGTATAGTTCCGGGAAGTGAAGTAAAGACAAGATTTCCTGAACCATCAGTAGTTCCAACTCGTACGCGTAATCTTGAAAATAAAGGAGCTGTTTGGGCACTATCACTTCCAACACCCATTAATACAGATCCAAATCTTTTGCGAAGTCTTCCTCGAAAAACATAAGCATTATTTAATTGAGCAAATGCATCATCGGGTATTATCCAGGGACGCAAATCTGTTTGCAAACCAGTATTTAAGGGTGCTATTAAGAAGCGATCGAATGGCATATTAACTCCCTATAACGAGCCAGTTAAATCCAATAACTAAATTTGTGTAGACATTTAAATTAAATGTGCCCGAAAATCCCGCAAATGCTGCTGGAAAATTAGGAGTGGCGCTACTGCCAAAAGTAGATGCGGTAATAAGAGCGGTATAGACACTTACAAAATCAGGACCTAGGCCACTACCATTAAGAGGTATACTGATTGTTGGTCCTGCTGCACCATTATTTGTTCCAAATTTAATAAGCATTCCCGAAGCCAATCTTGTCCATCCAAATGCTCCAGGAGTTACCCATGGTGTCGCAACAAATTCACTAAATGAATAGGCATTTGAACCAGCAGAACTGCTTTTCTTTGCAAGAAACATCGCAGGGTTTCCTGTTATAGGATCTGCTTGGCAATAAAAACCAACCTCATTAGCTAGCGTAGTTGGAGCAGTTGTAACTTGTGGCATTTCAACAAAGAAATGTTTTCCTGCATTAGTATTAAATCCAGTAGCAAGAATATCTCCTGTAAAATCATAATGATTAACATCTATTAATGATTGGATAGCACCAAAGTTATTTAATATCTGAGGTTGAGAAAAAGAAAGATCATCACTTGGTTGCGGTATAATTGGATTATATGCACTTGGTAAAACTGGCATTACTATCTCCTAAAGTTTATATACTAATTAAAATGCTCCAGAACCTTGACCATTATTTCCATTATTACTATGACCTTCAACATTAGCTGCATAGATTGTTGCCGTACGTTCATTGGTATACTGAACAATGGTTCTACGTAAACATAAATTCTCTTGTTTTTTGTATTCTGGCTCAATTAAATTAACTGTTTCAATATCCATCCGATCTTGAAGAATTTTACGAGCACTGCCATATGCAATATATTGCCAATATTCATTTAATTGAGGTTGTTGGTTTGTTGCCAATAAAGCATCGGGTCGTACATAAACTTCAAACTGAACACGATATGGTTGATCAGGAACTGGTCTTACAACAAAATGATTATCATAAAAGAGCAGCATTTGTGGCAATCCAACCGATGTCGGAACACACTGACTATTAATTGCTAATCCATTACCTGGTGCCGCTAGAAATGTTACAACAAACTGTCCCGTATAATAATTTATATAGTTAGTTAATTGTACTCCTGTTGGTATACTTCCTGGAGTTCCATAGTCAGTTATTAATGGTGGTGTTGTTGGTAATTCGGTAGGTGGATATAAATTACCCCATATTGTTGGATTTCCTGTTCCTCCATCAAGTACTGGAACATCAACCATTGCTAAACCATTACCATTAAGATCTACTGAACTAAAAAGAACTTCATTCTGTAATATGCATGCTGATTGTATATTAACTAAATTGGCATTAACTAATGTTTGCCCCTGAATATTTAATAGAATATTGCCACTAAATTTAGTAGCAATGTTATCACCTATATTATTGATAGAAGCAATATTATTAGTTTTAGGATAGATATTAAAGAACTGTTCACGTGATTGTGTATATAAAGAATGATATCCAGCAATATATACTGGTGGATGAACGGTTAAATACTTATTCTGAAAATCATATAATGGATTAGCCATTGCATTTGTAGCCGCACCAAAGGAAAGAATATCAGTTGGATATTCTGATTGCAGTGGATTGGTTTCAAAAGTAAATGTTGTACGTAAATTAAATGTTCTTAAATGCTCAGGGAAATCATATACCACAAATGTATTAATATAATTATTAAGATCAGTATCAGATAACTGTGCAGCTGATGGACTTCTGGTTAAACGTCTAACCTTTTGCTGTATGGCTGAAAGTTGTGATATCGATGCTGGCGGATTAAGCATTTCAACCCCTAATTAGAGTATGAAGAAGGCAATAAAGTGCCTGGTGAAATATTCTGAACAGCAGCATATAGCGTACTATTAACCTCTCCCACAGGAACCACTTGCGAGCAAGTATATGCTGCATATGGCAATGGTGTTGGTATAAAGAACGGATCATACTGCGTTGTATCTATATCAATAGTAAATGTAGTACTCCCTGTAACTATTATTGCTCCCACTTGCTGATTCGCTTGGGGCATACCATTACCCTTAAATATATCTAAGCGAACTATTATCCCGGTTAAATACAAATGGTCAATAGTTGTAGTAACTATAGCAGGATTAGAGTTAGTAATAGCTGCTATAATACGCATAGCTGGTTGATACCGAGGATGTGGATAAGAGAAACAGGGAGCTGCCATTATAATATTCCAGTAGATTCAACGGTGATTATTGGCGATCCAACTTCACCAAGATCATCAATATCTACAAATTCCAAGCTTTGGAATCCAAATCTACGTACTCTTTGGGCTATTTTCATAGCATGTTTGCCATTTTCATCCATCATATAAGAATGAATAGGATAAGAACCATTCTTGTTAAGATGTTTAGCTACGCCCAAAGGTAATGTATAAACGTGACCATCAAAGAGATCAAACTTTTCAACAGGATCTTCCTTATAAGCCTTAAAAACAAACTCCAAACGGCCACCTGGTACTTCATAAAAACGAAAGATCCCTTTAACTGGCTCACGATCTTTGTCGCGTTGATAGCGCAAATTTGTTTTAGTAACTTTCTTCTTCTCTAAACCTTTATCAAAGGTAGTATGAGGATGATTTATTTCTTTTATTGATTTATTATTGTTAACTTCATGTTCATTTGTATGTGCTTGCATTACTAACTCCGCTATAAGATTTAAATCCTTTAAAAGGGGTAGGATATCCCACCCCATAATCAATTAATTACTGTCCGCCATAAGTAGATTTACCAGCGACCCAATATAAAGTGTCAGGTGTCGGTATATTAGTTGTAACCGCATAGGCAATAGATCCAGCTGGTCCAATAATTGGTGTGGTCAATGCAAGGCCATTGCCGCCAATTCCGAGAATCATTCCTAAGAATCCTGTATTTACTGTTGAATCAGCCAATATACCTGTATTTGTATTGTAGATTTGTACACCCGCAATCATTGGTACTTGTATAGTTGGACTGGCCAAAGCAGTGGCAGTATCTTCCCCAAAAGGAGTAACTTCCGGGAACGAACTTGGCTGCTGAGCAACTGTTGGATAAGTAAATGCTGTATATGACAATGTATTAATATTAATCGTGAAATTGTAGTCATCTACAACAGTTTGAATAATAGCAGGAGTTGAAGTACCCGTTGGATAATAGTTATTCAATGGATTTGGATTCAACTGTATCATTCCAGAAACAGCCGGTATATTAAACCGTATTTCTTGTCCAGGTGTTAATCCATGAGGAATTGAAGTACTTACTTGACCATTTACAGCCTGAGTAATATTTACAATTCTACGAACACGTGGATAAAAGAGAGGATTATAGTTAACAATTCTATATGATCCATATCCCGTAAAAAATCCAGTTCCAACAGTATTTGCCAATGGATTACTAGCTGTTAACAGCTCAAAACTGGTATTAGCAGTAACTGCACCGACAACAAAATCAACTCCAGCAAGAGGTCCTATAATCTCGGTGGGTGTCATTCCACTTGTATTTAGAGTAGACAATCTTACAATACTTCCAACAGCAAGACCCGCAGTTGAAGCGGTACTTACAACGGGTCTTGTCGCATTGGTAATTGCAGTAGTAGTAACAGGAGCACTCAATAATGGCAATGCCCCAGGTGTTTGACCACTTGGATCGTATAAGGTAAAGCCACCACTTACTAAAGTATCTTCATTAACGGTTGATGCAGTATTAGACTTGTACTTTACAATACCAGTTCCTGGAGCCATGCCGCGCTGCCAGAAAAATTCATATCCTGTATAGGCATTCGCGGTGACACCAAAATAAGCACCACTTGTTCCATTGGTTCCTGCTTGGGTATAGTTTCTAACACTAATCCAATCAACACCAGATGGTATGACTAAATAAGCAATATTAGCTGTACCAACAGATGCAACGCCTAGATTTGGATTAACCAAACCAAGCGAAGAGGCGACAAAAGTACCTTGTCCGAGTATAGTTCCATCCATGATTTCTCCTTAAGATACTAATGTACAACGTAGATTGGTAACCCAGAGATCATTAGTAATCCTTGGCACTTCCGCAAATTTATAGCCAACTGAAGCATTTAATGCCAAAGGTCCGTCATAAATTGGCGGTCTATATCAATTCTGTTACTTTTGTGACCACTCATGTGGCGGGGAAACTTCTTCGAATCTCCCTCACTACGTTATCCGTAGTGTTCAGACTGTCGCATCCTCTCTCGAGGTCTTCTCACTCAGTCGTTTAGGCTGCTTTCGCTTGCCCCATGTCACCCGCTCTTAAGCTTGGGCTTCCATGTCAATCAGAGAAGATTTAACGTTCACATATTTGTTTATGAACGAAGCAGAATAACCATCCTGCTCAATACATGCGTACAATTCTGTTACTTTCGTGACCACTTTCGTGGCGGGATTCCCTCTTCGGAGATTCCTCTCTATGTTTCCATAGAGTTCAGACTATCGCTTCACCTTTCGGTGTTTCTTCACTTAGTCGTTCACGGTGTAGCGAGTGCTACTTCCGCCCTGTCGCCCCGTGGGGTTTCCAAGTCAATCAGAAGAAATTTAAGGAGACCTAACATTTTAGCCTCCATGCCAACGCAGAAGATATTATAAATATCATTGCCATTAGCAGATGCATTTTGAGACACAGAACCAATAGACGAAATCAAGAATCTGAGATTCCCAATGCTGCCCCATTCTGAACGCAACGCATTCATTGGAGCTGGATATTGATTCTTCTGAATAAATCCAGGAACGCCATCCAAGCTGCCAGTTAGTTGAGTTGAACATAATGCAAAATATGCATCACGAACTGGAGCTGTGCCGAACTTATCTTCACCTTCAATGTTATCCATGATGGTGTAAGCATTGTTATTCAGTAAAGCCCGAACAACTGTACTAACATCGGCAGCTGTTATTTCTGTAGGATTGTCGCCATCGACACCCCCTGTACAGTTAATAAAACTTGCCGTGGAGGCTAACATATCACGAGTCAACTGATCTTCTGTTTGCCTTAGCGAAACACCCAAACGAGCCGCACATTCATTAAGAACCAATTCTGTTACTTTTTATGACCTATTTCTAGGCGGGCAAACCTCTTCGGATTCACCTCTCCAACTTTCGATTGGAGGTCAGACTATCGCATCCCTAAATAGGGTTTTCTCACTTAGTCGTTCAGCCTGGACAAATAGTTCTGCTTCATTTATACTTATATAGTAATACTGCTTAACTTTATTAAGGATACTATGCAAGAAAGAAGAAAATACTATAAAAGATCTAAAGATTATGTTCCTGCCGAATATAGACCAATTGATTTGGCTTATATGGCTGGAATTGTCGATGGAGAAGGTTGTTTCTTTATGTGTAAGTTGCCCAAGAAGGCTGGCGACGGATATGTCACCGAGCATTACAGAGGGCTTCTTAAAATTGATAACACTGATGTGAGACTGCTCGATTGGATTGATACTGTTTTCAGCGGAACTTCTTCTGCTCGTTGTCGATCTACTTCTAGTAGAAAATTCGAGAGAGAAGTTTTCACTTGGACAGCTACCGGAGATCGATTGTTGGATCTGTGCGAACAATTGCTTCCATATCTGGTTATCAAAAAAGAACAATGCGAAATTATGATTAAGTTCAGAAAGACTTATAACACGCAATTGGGTAGCAATAAGCTTTCTTCTGAAGCTATAGCTATTCGTCAAGAGTGTCTTGAATCTATTCGTAAACTTAATTCTCGCTGGCATCTTCATCCTATGAAACATAATGTTTAAATCTCGTCCTTGGCCCCTGTCACCTTAGCAAATGCCGTAGGCTTCCAAGTCAATCAGAGAAAATTTATAGACCCCATCCATTTTAGGGTCTTGGTTTTGTAAAGTGCAAATCTGTTACTTTTATGACTCTTTCGAGCGGGATTCCCTCTTCGGAGATTCCTCTCTATATTGCTATAGAGTTCAGACTATCGCTTCGCTTTCGCGCCCTCTCACTTAGTCGTTCACGGTGCTTTCGCTTCCGCCTTGTCTTCCTATAAGGAGGTCCAAGTCAATCAGAGTGGGTTTAAAGCAGGCCAAATTAACCTGCTCGTTTATTTGTACGTACGTCTTATGCCAAATAAACTGTTACGGCACGTTTACCGTAAAACGAGATCTTCGCATCTATCAATTCTGTTACTTTTTATGACCTATTTCTAGGCGGTAAGGTTTATTGAGCCTCACTCACTGTGTTTCCACAATGTTCAGAGCACCGCATCGCATACTTATTTTTGGAATTACATTTTTCTTTAAATCTTTCATTCCATCTACAATTAGTTGCGTCTTCTCGCTTGCTGCGTTCAGGCTGAAAGAAATTATCTATTGTGATTTCTTTTTCAATCTTTAATAAATTTTCGAGCTTAATAACACAATCTTCACAGGTAATATATTTATTAAAATAGCCGAAATGTTTATTATTAAGTCCCCAAGTTATTAAAACATTACATTTATCACAATTAGGTTTATTCATTCTTGCCCCTTGTTGCCGGTTAGCCTATTGCCACTACGGTTTCCAAGTCTATCAGAGAAAATTTAACGTGGACATAAAGTCTATCCACTGCTGTCAGATTTTGAGCAGGAGGCGTAACACCAGAATTTCCTAGTGGTACCATAGCTGTAGACAACGGATTATACCTACGCATTCTAAGAGTATTACCACCATTACGGGGCATATTCTTTTTCATCGCAGGTATTTTATGGATCATATTGGGGACCGGCACCGATAAAAGCTTATAACTGAAACTTTGCTGTACTGGTGACGGCAAAGTAGATGTGGTAGTTATTGCCATACATCTTCCTCAAATAAGAATTCTTTTGCACAATAAAGTGCTTCTCTTTAAGTTTGACGAGAACTCACTAACGTCTATGAGTGGACGAATCTCACTATACGCCCGAAGGGATTTGATAAGGTTAGCGATTCCTTAGATGACGCTCTCTATAGTAAAATATAAAAACAGTTCTACTACAAGTAAAATATAGATGAATTATAAATAAACCCGCCCATAAATTAATATAGACGGGCCCAAAGGAAGTGAACGCTTGATGGTACTAGCGGGAGTCGAACCCACGACCTTCTGATTATTTATCCGATGTTCTAGCCAGCTGAACTATAGTACCTTACATTGATTTTCTAGCTGCATACATTTCTTTAACAAGTTGCGCTTTAAGTTCATCGGTTAATCCGCCTGCAAATGCATTAGCTTTTGTAAGTGGGCTATCGCTTTGTTGCCCGGTAACACTTGCCAAAGGTTTAGGCTTTAATGAATTCTGTTGTGCTTTTGCTCGTTCATTCATAAATGTATCCTCTTGATATATACCAAGTTTTTTTATAAGTGTATAGGCAGACTTGCCCTTTGTATAAAGATCCTGTGTTGATTGTAATGATTGTAATAATTCTGGATAAGCTAGTTTAAGATGTTCTATATTATCTCTTGATACCACTTTATCAAAATCAGGACATTCATTCTTTAATCGTGATTCAATAACAACTTCATTAGATTGCTGTTGATATCCCTTAAGTTGATCCTCTAGGCGTTTAATCTTTTGAGCAACTTTACTTAAATGCTTTCCTTCAGCAATATCATCTGGATTAAGATGTATATCATCATCTTCCTTAGAAACATTCGGCTGTGTTTGATTTTGAAGGCGCAATTGCATCTCTTGTGCGATCCTTAAAGCTTCATCACGCTCACGCTCAATCTGTTCTTTTGCTTGTCGCAGTGATCTAAAATTCTTTTGCTGTAATGTTTCAGACGGTTCTTGTGTTACGATGACTTCAGAAGCATTACTATTCTCAACTTGTTCTTGTAGTTCAGTTGCTTCCATATGTTGTTCAGAATCTTGTGCTTCAGGTTCTTGTATATTTGTAATTTTAGGCGTAAGAGTTATTTGTGGCTCTAAGCCTAATTCTGATATCGGAGTAATTGGCTGACCATCACGATTATATTTCATATCAAAACTCATTGCTCTCCTTATTTAATGGCCAACAAAGGCGAATCATATATTTCATTATTTAATTTTTTAGCTTTTCTTAGTAATGTGTCATCATAGAAATCTAAAACAAATGCAAGTAGTCCTTTTTCTGAATCATGGACTATTAATGCATTATCACGTAACAATTGACAGGTATCCTTTGAGGGTATAACCCATAAGAAATTAATTGATTCATCTTTATAATTATATTTATAAACTGCTTGATCATAATCAGGAGTTGGACATGATAGTCGCGCAGCGAAATAACTTCTAAGAACATTTTTCATTAAGGGTTCTTTTTTAGTTATTACAACTATATAAAAATCACTATTTACTTGTAAGCTTTTTTTAAATAATTCAATACAATCAAATATATGTTTATCATAATCACTAAGTTGTTCACTCATCTGTTCAAGAGGGGAATAAGTATCGGGTTCTTTTTGAATAAGGACAGATGATATTTTACCGACAGTATCTCGCTCCATAACTACTCTCCTTTCATAACTACTCTCCATATTTTCTAATAGATCATAGGAAAAATTCCTGTACCATCTCTTATCTCCTAACTAGCTTTTTTTGCAGAAATAGTCTTCTTGCGATTCATAAAACCCCCCCAAAGTCTGATAATAAAAATGGTGAAGAAAACCCAAAGGAAACTGCTTCATCTTCCACGCCCAAAGAGCCCTGCCAGATCGGCCATTACAATCTGAGAATGGATGTAGTTTTTCGTATTCCACATGAAGACTAAATGGACTTTTTTCACAATTGAGAATTTTAATTAGATCAGACCTTATTTGAGGGCCAGAAAATGGTGGGTAATATGAACCTACCCTTACATTGCAATGTGAGTAACTATCTCTCAAATATGCCGTAGGTTCATATATTTTTACGAATCTTTCAAGATCTTCAATACTTACACTGTCCAAAGCTATAAATCTTTTGAATTCACTTATTTCCTCTTGGGTAGGATTTCTATGTATATTTTCAATCTTATTACTTTCTCTAATAAATTCTTCTATATTATTCATCAACTGATCCTCCCGTGACATTTTGTCACGACTTCACTAAAGAGCAAATATAAAATAATAGAATGGGATAGTATCAGAACTCTCCATAATTTTTCAACAAAACAAAGGGGGGCCGAGTCGGCCCGACTAGACAAAAGCGTAAACAATCCTCTTAAAGGGGCCGAAGCCCCAATTATTTAGTCTTCTTTTTTTTATTTTTTTTAGAAAGACCCGCTTCATGGAGACTTATAGCAATCGCTTGCTTGGGATCAGTTACAACTGGACCTTTTTTTGAACCACTATGTAACTTGCCCTCTTTAAACTTATGCATTTCGTCTTTCATGCGCTTCTTTTTAGCTTTTTTAGGAGCTGATTTAGTAAGTAGTGGCATTATTTACCTTTCTTCTTAAAGCCCTTCAAAGTTTCAGCAAGACGCGCTCGTTTGCCTTCTAAGCCCTTTTTCTTGGTAGCTGCTTCTAATTTCTTTGCAGGAATCTTCTCACCTTTTTTAGCACCAAGCTCTTTACGCAATGAATCTGGTTTTTTAATAGCGCCTTTAATCCAATTTTTCTTTTCTGTCATACTTTTCTTTTCAGCCATGATATATCCTTATGATTTTATGGGTGGTTTTTTATCGCCACATTTGCAAGACTTTTTGCCACATTTCTTACAAGTTTTCATCATTATCGTACTCTCTGTGTTTCTTCCCAAATTAATCTTTTATTAACCCATTGCTGCTTTTTAGTGCGTCTGAATTTTTGATTTTCAGGTTTACCAAGAATCTTATAGGCAATACGTGTAGCTCTGGTATCAGGACGCGGCATTGCGGGCATGGAGTCTCCTTAGAAGTTGATTGTTCCATCATCATCACGCTCAGTATCTAATCCACGTCGAGTATCATCAATATAAGGAGTTGAGTAATAACCTGCCTGAGGATACTCATGATGAATTGCTTGTCGTGGGAGATTAGCCATACAATTCAGATCTTCACGTATAATCCCAGCATCGGCAATTTCTTGACGTCTGCGTGGATCTACGCCAGCATAGAATTCATTTTCCATGTCACGTATACGTTGAAATGCTCGTTGATCACGGCGTTCACCGTTGCGATACATTTGGTCATATACATTACGGACTTCATGCCGTCTAATTGCGCGCTCTTGTGTGCTATAGGCTTCTTCTGTTCCAAAAGGTTGATATTGATAGGGGCCACCTCGTGGTTCACCAATATCTTCACCGCGATTGCGGATGCTTGGCTTTAAACCTTTATTTAGTATCTTTGCCATTATGTTCCTTATGATCTTGAGCATTATTCTGTTGAGCGTTGCGTATCAGATCTAATTGCTGTTCATAAATTCGCCAATCGCGATTACGTTGATTAGCTTTCTGTTGGTAATAAGCCAACAGAATACTTCTTTCATATTCAGCTAGAGAAAAATAATTGTGTAAAAATTGATCCTTATCAAAACTAATACTTGTAAAAGTAACCATACAAAAAATTAGAATTATATATCTCATTTTACTCACTTGTACAGAGATACTTTTTTAGGGTATCTCTGTATGTATCTATATAGATTTATACTTTCTTGGGGAAAAAGTTCCTACGACGCTGATTGTCATCGTAATCCATTTGCTGATCAACTCCGCGTAAAGTATCATCTAAGCCTTCTGGTAAATAAGGGCCAGTTTTAGGATAAGGCTGTATTCTTACTTCTTGTGGCAGATTAGCAATTGCGCGATAATCTTCATGAATCATCCCACCATCTTCAAGTTCTTGCCTGCGGCGTGAATCTGAACCTGCATAGTATTCATCCATTGGACGAGTATTCTGCCTGTCGTAAGGATATGAACCGAATCGTTCCCTTCCAGCATCATGCTTGCGTTCGTCATTGTGACGCTCCATATTATGCTCTATGCTGCGCATTGAGTTGTGGTAACGTTTTGCCATTATGGCTCCTTTGTAGAAATTGCCCATAAAAGAGCAAGGTTAATAAGATCCTCTAACTACTTTGCTGAATATATCAGCCAATGTTATGAGTCTTTATTTCTTAGATGAACACTTATGGGTCATCTCATGTCCCTTAAGGCTTTCAGAAAAATGCGTCATATTCTCAAAAAGCTCAGTAAATTCACTAATATTGTCTTCAGTAAGACGATTACCTACTGATTCTAGTAATGATGCAAGTTCGGTCATTGAATGATCTCCTTCATATGATTAGCTATTCGCTCTTTTGATGCATTATAATAATGTTCATATTTTTCTATGCAAATGTAATTTCTTTTAGTATTTATACAGGATATTGCTGTAGTTCCTGAGCCACTGCAGTTGTCCAAAATTAGATGTCCCTCATGACTATAGGTTTTAATAAGCCACTCAAAAAGCGCTACCGGCTTCTGGGTTGAATGAATTAATTTGCCATAGTCTTTGTTAAATTTAAGAACAGAGCGTGGATATCTTTCGCCATTACTTATTGTGGTAATTCCTATTGTGGTAGTTTCTCTTTGATTTTTCAGAACATTTTTAGTGGGTCCATGAAAATAAGGTTTTCCTATAGTCTTCTGTGGATTATAAATAGTTCCTTTTTCACAAAAAACTAATATATTCTCATGAACTCTCATTGGATGTATGTTCGCATTTAGTGGATTAGAGCAATTATCCTTTTCCCATATAAGTTCATGCCTAAACCACTCTGGATTACTCATAATGAGACGTGCCCCGAAAGGCATTGTTGCCGTTAATACGATTGCAGCGCCCTTTTTTATAATCCGTTCGTATTCGTTCCATAATGGTTCTAACGGTATAGGAGTATCCCATTTACACGAGATAAGACCATAAGGAAGATCACATAAAATCATGTCGATAGACCCGTCATCTATATTCCTCATAACTTCCATGCAGTCACCTAAGTACACCTCATTAGTATTGAGCATTCGCTGTTCCTTCCGAAACTTCTCCTGCAACTTGTGCATTGGCCAATGATAATAACTTCTCTATATGTTCAAGATCAACCGTATCAATTTCCTTGAGTGCCTTTACCAGATTAAGTAATGCAACTTGATCATCTTTAACTGCCGCATGTTTACGCTCAACAGCTGCCGCTTCATTCTCCTGAACGCGACTGGATCGTTCAAGGTAAAGACCCATATCAGCTTGAGCGCGAGCATTACTAAGTTGAATTCTCGCTTGTTGTTCTTGTAGAGCTGATTGTGCTTGTTGTTGTTGCATTTGTTGTGCTTGTTGTTGATTCTTTTGAATCGTTTCAACAAGTTCTTTCTTATTTTGGACAGTAGAAGCTTCAAGTAACATATCATCAGGTATTGCTACACCAAGTTCACGTAATTGTAGCAACTGAGCAAATTGCATCTGTTTTTGTGTAGTTGTATTAAGACCTTCTTGGATACTAATACCATATTTACCAAATGCCTTATTATAAAACTGAGGCGTTGGCTCTTTGCCTTCAAGAATCTTTTTCACTTTTCCAGGAGTAAAGTTTAATTGAATAAGCTGTAATATAGTTTTACCCAAAAGCTTTTGTGAGAAATTAAGCTTATCAAAGAGTGTTTGAAGGGTTGTTAATCCAGCGCCTTGGCGTAGAGCGGCAAGAATGCCTGCCTTATCATCCATTGCACTGCCAAGTAATTCCTCGTTAACACCTGATACTTCAGTAATTTCTTTAGCTAACAACTCAGAAAGCTGAATCATTGATGGAGGTATTTGTGGTGGTAGAATCTGCTCTACATCAGTCATCTGCGCTTCTTCTTTAAGAGCAAGGCCTTTACCTTGGCCTTGTAAGAATACATCCTTAGGATTAACAAGAGCATTCTCTTTATATTTCCAACCAGAAGCGATCTGACTTTCAAGAATATCAAGTTCAATAATACGACGCCGATTATATAAGTATTGTGCATCGCGCAATGAACGAACAACCCCTTGTAAACGGTATACAAAATCTGCTAACTCTGGGGAATAATAAGCAACAACAGGAATATATGGGTAGGTATCTAATCCATTAACTTGTGGCCCGTGATACATAACCTTACCTTGCACTACAATTGCCTGGCGCACTGTTGGTATATCCTGCTCAATAAGCGTTACTTGTGGATAAGTTTTCAGGTAGTATTTAAGCGAATCATCATCCGGACTGCGCCATTCCATTGTCTCACCAGTCTGCGTATCACACAGCATCTTTTGAGTTCTAAAGTCTCTATAGCAGTAATTATCATATGAAAGTAAATTCTTCATCCCATAATTATATGACTCTATTTGGAATTGAAACTTACCATCTCGACCTGTTCCATTATCACCACCACTTAAACCAAGAATTTCCTCTTCATGATCTGGTAGTAATGATATGCATTGGCGCTTTGTTAAGAATGTACGTTTCCATATTGCATTACAATCGCTGAAATCTAGTTTCTTAAAGAAAGGATCTACTAAAAATGAATCGTAACTACAGTTATCAACTTTAATATCACCATTAACAGGATCACTTCGGTAATCCATCCATACTTCTAGGAAATTAAGGCCTGTTACTAAAGCGCCCTCAAAGGATTCTGATATGGTTTCTAGAATTCCTTCTTGTTGATCAAGCCATAAGAATAACTTAGTAAATTGATCAGCGGTTTCCGCATCTCCATTTTCTATAGGTACTACTATTGTTGACATGCGATTGCGGCGTTGATAACCGCTGATCATATTTATAATACGTCTAATGCGATTAAAACTAAATTGACGGCGCCTACTTACTGGAAGGTTGCCATATACATCATTCCATAACGTTTGATCATTACAAAAAAAACGAGTATCTGTGAATGCTTCAGACCAGAAAGCTTGATTTATTGTTATGCTTTCCGCGTAAAAAGTTTCCATCCGTGATAAAAGAGCACGGTCCTTTTCATTATAATATTGAGGCCCTAATTCGGGAAATATCATTACTACTTCTCCTTTTAGGCTAACCACTACGCAGAATCAGGAGAACGTAATTAATAAACAAAGAAATAAGCGTAATTCATATCCATGTCTTTTATTTAGACTACGTAGTGGTAGCTTATTTAAGAATAGTAGGTGATTTGTTCGAGTACAAGATGAGAATCAATGAAAGTTATATAATTATTTTTCTTTATGATTAGGACATTTATTTACCCACCACCAATCGGCATAAGTACCAAGTTTAATAGTAAGTTCTCTACAGTCAGAACATTCATTAAAATCATAAAGAAGTGGTGATTCGCAACGAACTTTACAAGCTAAGTACTCTATTTCCACCACCTTTATTCTTTTGTAAACATGGTATTATATTCATACATCACTTACTATAATATACTTAATTAATTTCAAATTTAATGTATATTTATCGCCAAATCCTTCTAAAGAATACATTCCGATAAATCCATTTCTTTCTAAATAGCTCTCGAACAATTTAATCTTATTAATCTCTCCTGTAGTTTTTACTCTAATATTATCACCAAAGACTATTTCTAACGCTCCTTGTTTTTGCATATACACTCCTTTAGAAAATGTTATACGATTTTTGCAACCCATGATTTAATATCCACATAATCCACCATATCCACATACGCTCAGATTTTAATGCTCATGTTGTTTAAAAACATGCACATTCATATTTCTCCTATTTCTCCTACACCACCGTAGGAGATTCTCCTATGTTTCCTACTTCGACGACTCTTAATTAATTCCTGAATAGCCTTAAAAACTTGAATGCCAAAATTGTCGCACCGATGGGAGACAATTTGAAGATATGTCCGATCTAGGCATCCTGAGCAGGATTCCATTAATAAGGTGGTAAATCATCTCGAAAGACAGATGGCATATTAGAATTAGTACCCAAAACAGTATCGCGATAACGCTTATCTAGATCTTCAGGAGAAGATAAACCATCGCGTGTCTTAGGCAATGATATTGCAAGATATCTCATACAATCAGCAAAATGAGAATGAATATCATGCAATGGATGATTCTTATATATCTTTCTTTTGGCATCATATTCTTGACGATAGTTCTCCAATGCCTTAATTAATGGCTTGCAATTACGCTCATCTATCCATACCTTAGCCAATGTTGATCTAACGGCCTCAATTCCATCCATTACAGCAATATTTTCTGCAATGGTAAACCTTATACCCAATTGGCGAGCTTTCTCGATTCTGGTGATTCCTGAACCGAATTCCTGCACTCTAATATCATGCGGTGCTATGTGTTTACCATACGAGTTTTTATAAGGTTTTGTGTCGAGCACTTGAATATAATGCTCAAGACCATGCTTAGAGTTTTCATAGCAATCAATAATCTTTATAGTTTGTCCAATGATCTGAAAGAATATAATAGTAGTTGAGTCTCTGACTCCCAAATCCCATACCGTGTGTGTCTTAAATGACGGCTCCCATGGAACTTCACCAATCTGGTTGCGTAATCGAAGCTTATCTATGTATTTACTATAATATGAGCCTTCTACACCCAATTCAAACGAACAATTATGAACAGCTCTTCCCCCAATTAAATAACTTTCATCGTATTGAACTTTGATATTGTGAACAGTTCCTTCAAATTTAGAGATGGTGATGTCGGTAATTTTAGCGGCTATACAGTTCCTAGCTCGAATTAATTTTCCACCACTTCTAAGACCTGGGAATGAAATATTTACCTGGTAAGATTCTTGGCAATTAACATTCCTACCCTGTATTTTACCCTTATATGCCTCACGTTTAGATATGCCTGTCGCATATCCGAGACCAAGACTATTAGCTAGTAATTGAACTTGATATGCAAGTGTCTTACTAACTGTCGTATAACAATATCTCTCATGACCCTTAGATATATTATGACACCCATCACCTTTAATAAGTTCATGAAAGAATCTATCTTCATGTCCACCAATTAAATTAAAGGGAATACGCTTATTGTTGGCCTGTAAGCCGCAAGTCGATTTAAAAAAATCAACGAGTTGAACAGAATTAATTACTATATTTATAACACTTCCATTAATTTGTTCATCAAAAGATATTCCGAGCCTTACTAAGTAACCTATTACAATGTGAGATTCCTCTTTGTTGACCGTCCATTGAACACCGTTCTTAAAACAACTGCCTTCGGTAATATACCAGGCCAGCAACATACATAATTCTTCTCTCAATATTTCATTATCACCCAACGTCATCTTAGGAAATACCAATCTATCTTCATTATCAATTTCTTTAGCTTTCTTCCAAGTATATTTCTGAGTCAATCTATCATATACACGTATTGGGTGATCAGGAGTACATATTATTGGCTCACATGAACCATAAGAGCTAATCTGATACATATCGCCCTTGTATTCGCGCGATATAATATCCAGCACTTTTCTCAATCTACCGGAATGAGAAACAACCATATCATTGGGAACAATAGACTCAATACCCTTACATCCCATAGAAGTTAATACTTGTTGGTCACTAGGGAAACAATAATATTCTTGTTGAATTAAATCTTCAGACATTACTCCATCATGGCGCTCTTTTTCAATCTCATGTAAGGAAATATGATTGGTATCTTCAACGGTAAGTTTATAACAGAACCAGGAGTCATGTTGTTTAGCGATCTCATATAATTCAAAGAGATGATTCTTTCCTCGTGGTGTACTTAGAAATAGTGCCCAACCCTCGTTTGACGTGAGAATCGGTCTAAGATATTGATATGCCCGTGGATCTTGTAGAGCATATTCACTGAAGACAATACCTTGGGGATTGGTTCCCATCAAAGAATCGTAGTTGTCTGAGCCCACCAACTGAAGACGTGAACCGTTGGTAAATTGGATGGACATTTCTTGAGAGTTCTTAGAGCTGATAATTTCTTCTGGTATATAATCTATTATCTGTTCACCAGTATTAGTTATTCCCTGCCAGATAACCTTGCGCGCTTGACTGTAGGTTGGGAATATATAGTAAATCGTACAGACTTTTTGTAAACATGCTCGTATACATAGATTAAAACCAACAATATCTTTACCTGCACGGCGTGGTAGAATTGCCAATACTCGTTTATATCCTTTATTGAGAATAGCATCAAGTATTGGCAATTGATAAGTCCGTGGCAAAAACTTATTAAGATGTATTTTGGTTGCTAATTTCAATTCAACTCATTTCCATAAATTCTATTATACAAGTCCCAATTGCTAGCATTATCAATAAGGTAGTTGTTATCGAGCCACTAATTGCAAGCTTTACTATTATTAAACCAATAAAGAATAGCTTCAATAAAGCTGCGCTACTTAAATCTATATAATTTCTTCGTATCATTATTACTCACTATCTGGTTCTGGTAGCATCATCTCATCTTTAATATCCTTAATAATGGTTAATCCATCATAAGATTGCAATAGTAATATAGTTTCAAATTGAGCTAGTCTGTATACTTTTTCTTTATCACTTGCTAATAAACCATAACGGCCACAATCCCATAAAGTAATAAATTGCTCAGTATTACCTGTATATGCTCCAATAGCAATACCTGGAGTAATAGTAAAACTATCAGTGAAATAGAACTGTGTTGATGGAATTCTTTCGCAATGAACTAACCGTGCTTGCCATGGAAAGAATGGCTGACGATATACCGCTAATTGCGTACGAAAGATATCCATGGGAAAACAATTAAGCGCAATAAGTAATAATATTATTATAAGACGTATCATTTATCATCTTTCGGTAGCTCAGCCATCTCTCCATGCAGTATACTATCTATTCAAGTTACTCTTATTTTCATTTATTCAAATCCTTGATCAATTCAGCTACGGACATCCAGTGAGTTATATCAGATGCTTCAATACAAGGATGATCATCACAACAAAGGCGGGGTTCAAAAACCCATGAAAACTTATTAAACCTTTTCTGATAGTAAGCGGTTAGAATAAAATCCTTGCCACATATTAGATTTAATTGTTCTTTGTTATCTGGCAGTCTATCTTTAACACTAATCCATTCCATTATTTTCCTTGGGTGATTCATTAGCAATCCGGAAGTTATAATAAGCATACCAGCGTGTAAGGCCTAACCTACAAGAACAAATAGGCACTT